GCACCTCTTCCGCCCTTTGGACGAGGCTTGTTCGGCGCAAGTATCGCATAGCCATGCTCACTGTGTCCACTAGGTCGTCGTGCTTGGCCTTCGGGAACTTCTGGCACTGCATGATTACCTCGTCAGCCCAACTCTTGTCAGGGGCATAGACGATGCCTTCCTCAAACAGATGCTGGATCGAATAGAGGCGAGAGGTCTTGTCGATTGAGCCGGGGTTGTCGAGCTGGACGGCGAAGTCTTTGTTTGAGAACAAGCGGCGCAGCTCGGTCGAGACGGGGATGCCTGCCGCCTTATCCTCGATCAGTACCCGATCAACCTGAAAGCGGCTGCATGTCTGCCCGATCTTCTGGACAAGGGCTGCGAAGTCGAGCCGCTCCTGCCACGCATAGATCAACATGACCTTTGGGTGCGGCTGCTTGTAGACGCGCTCGACGGCATAGGCTGTGCCAGCTTTCTGGGCCTCTGCGACAGGGTCTTCGGTATAGACCCCCCAAACGGTCATGGCCGAATAATCGTTCTCTGTCTTCTCGGTGTAGGCAGTATCGACGGCCGCTATGATGTTGTCGAAGCGCGGGAAGCCAGACGGATTGTCCCAAAGCTGCCACCAAGACTTGCGTATGATCCCCCCATCATCTGGGGTCGGCGTCTGCTGAAACTGCCCGGAGACCGCATACGAGCCCATGATCTTCTTGTCTCGATCGACCACATGGCGGGGAAAGCGATCGGGAAAGTAGAGCTCGCCACGCTCAGTCCGCGGATCCTCCCACCTAAGCATGGTCGGCATCGCGCGGTCGGGGTCGTACTCCATGGGGATCATGATGTGGTCATATTCGTCGGCCTGCTTCTCGAGGATAATCCCAGAAGGATCTTCTTCGTGCAGGCGCTGCATGATCACCACAATGGCCGACCGATCGGGGTTGTTGAGACGGGTCGGCACGGCCTGCTCGAACCACTCGGCCACGCTCGCGCGCACGGCTTCGGAGTTAGCATCGTCAACCGACAAAGGGTCGTCGATGATCACCCGATCGCCGCGGGCGCCTGTGATTGACCCAGCAGCGACCGCCTGCCTGAAGCCTGTCTTGGTGTTTTCAAACTTGGTCTTCGCGTTCTGATCGCCTGTCAGCTGGACGATGTCGCCCCATCGCGCCTGATACCATTCGGATTGGATTAAGCGCCGCATCTTCGTGGAATCGCGAACGGCCAGATCCATTGAGTGAGACGCGCAGACATACCGCATTGAAGGCATGCGCCGCGGCCCCCATTCCCAAGCGGGCCAGAACACGTTCGTGATCAGGGACTTCATTGCGCCCGGCGGCACGTTGATCAGCAGGCGGTTATAGAACCGCTCCTCGTCAACCATGATGCCTTTGGTGATCGCCTCGAGATGGGCGCAGAGCATGTCGATGTGCCAGTTGTGGATGTATGCCTGCCCCGGCTCAACCACATGCCAAGCGAGCTGAATAAACTTGGAGAGAGACCGAGGAGCGTCGTACTGGTCGAGGGCAATAACCTGCGCGTCTGCGTCGATCAGAGACCCGTCAGGCGCTCGGACGTAGGTTGTCACTCGCTGTCCTCGTCATCATCCTCAAACGGTCTGTCATCGCTCTGCGAGGCTCTGGCAGCTGCCGTGAGCGCATAGCGCAGGGCATCGCGCGCATCAGGATCCATGGACGCAGGATCGATCACGGTCGTCTGAGTCTGGATAGGCCCACCGCCCGGTCCAGTGAGCTCGAGGGCGCGTTTCATTTCGCCATACTCCTCGCGGTGCTGGCTACCGACCATCATCTTCCAAATCTGCGCGTTAAACTTTGGATCTTTGATCCCGATCTGCGCCTGATCTTCCCACCACTGAAGCGACAAAGCTCTCGCGCGCGTGAGGGCATCAGAAAACTCTTCGTGAGCCGCAGCCCAATCCAAAATGGTTTGCTTCGAAACATTGCAAGCCAAAGCCATCGCAGTCATCGATTTGCCAAGCTTGCCCAGCTCAATGATCGTCTTGCAGTATTCAGGCTTGTAAAGCGAAGGCCGACCGCCCGGCATAAGAAATCCCTCCAAAAACAAGCAGATAATAACCATGGGAGGGAAAAACAGCAAATCTGGAATAGATATTTTAAGAAATATTCTGGGTCGCTATCCAAAACGGGGGCCAAGAGCTTGATTTTATTATATAATAAATTATAAATATATATATATATAAATATATATGGAATCACTTCTCTCTCTCTCACTCAAAAAAGTCTCCATGTGTATCTCTTTATCTCTAATTATTTCTGGATGGTTATAGATCAATATATAACTCTAGAACGCACTATCTATAATTTTCATAATATCTATTGCAATATCAATGACTTAGAAAATATTTATTCTTACTATCTATCTAAGTAAAAGGGCCCCGAAGGGCCCTTATCCGAACATTTCCTTCATAAAATCCTCAACCGACCCGCCATAGGACGGCCTGAGCGCCCATCGTCCTGTCCTCTGCACGAAGACTTTACCCTCGCGATGGAGATCCCCTGCGCTCAGGTGGAGCACGCTCCACCGCTCGCCTTGGTCGTCTTCTTTAAGGATCCAGACACCGTCCGCATCCTCATCAATCCTGACTGTGCGACCGATCCTCATGCCGCCACCCGACCATGCTCATCATAATAAGCCTCGTAGGCTTCTCTGATATACTCGACGTAACGCTGTGCAGCATGCTCAGGGGTCTTGCCCCAGATCATGACACCGAAGACATCGAGCGGGTCTTCGAAGTTTTCTTCCTGCATGATGGCATAAGGCGCGTCGCGATCGCTACGAAAACCGGGGTAGCAGATCTCGAACGTGATGGTGTCGCGATAGTCCGCGAGGGGGCCGTAGATCTTCTTGCCGACGAAGGGGTTTTTTACGGTGACGGTCTGCATTTTAAAATCTCCAATTTAGAGGGCACCAACGCCCTGCCCGATCTTCATGCCATGATTCCAAAATCAGTACAAGCATAAAATTGCATTAACCAGAGGATTACTGAATAATTATTTCCTCCCCGCTTGGCGGTTGGCATACGCCTTGGGTGATAAGATTGTGCGCCATGCGGCCATAGGAGCCCTGCAAGCGCCATACGAGGCCAGTGTCGATCAGAGCCTGCCAAGCCTCAATGACGGTGTCGAAGTCCGCCTCTGCGTCGCCCTCAATGATTGTGATTGCGTCTAAGGTGTTCATTGATTTGCTCCTTGTGAAAAGATTTCTGCATATTTTGGTGAGCACGAAAATATCTCGGCATACTCGGACGATCGAGCGTGGATCTGCCCTGCGGCTGATTTTACGCAGACCTCAAAAGCATGGGCGCGAGCCGCCGCCATGGTCGAAAAGATGCGTTTGCCATAAGAGCTCGCCTCATGGACAAACCATTTCGCGCCCTTGGCGGGATGCGTGATGACGGCGCAGAGGATAGGCTGACCGCCTTCGATGACGGGGTCGACATAGAGACCGATCTCGCGCCATCCGCCCTCGGCCTTGCGGGTGTCTTTGTATGTCACGAAGTGCGCTTTTGATACGAAGGTCTTCATTATGCGGCCTCCTTCATGCTGTGGCAGATACCGAAGTCGATCAGGTACTGAGCTTCTTGGGCGTAATAAGCGCCCAGATCCCAGATCAGGTCGAAGTCTATCAAGGTCTGATAGGCATTGGCTACGACGTAGAAATCCTCATCCTCGTCGGCATATTGTACGATATCAGTGGCTTCTTTGATGGTCATTTCACAATCTCCAATCTAGTCGGGGCCGTCCCCGAACGAGAATCATAAAATCATAATTCCGTTCGGGGTGCAAGCAAAAAATTACATTAACCCTCACCCCATAAATTCTGCGCGTGACGGGCGCGCGAGGATTGTCTGCTTAACGCCGTCGCGTGTGCCGTGTTCCTTTACGGTGGCCGAGAAGCGGACAAGCTCGCCCTTCTGGACTTGCTGCGGGTAGCCGTCGATAACATCGACCAGAAGCTTGGCACCCTTGTGGATCAGCATGTTGCCAGCCGCGTCGCGCAAGCCGTGGACATGCGTCGTGCCGAAGACACCCTCATACGAAGTCACGAAGACGACTGTAGCATCGACCGTGATACGCTCGCCGACAGTGCCGACCCAGCCAGAGGCGGCGTCCTGTGCCTTCTTGGCAAGCTCGCGCTCGATTGTCTTCTGGACGGCTGCAACCTGCGCGTCCGAGAGCGTGCCGTACTTGCGGCCCTTGGCGATCACGTCAGACACGAACGCAGGCACGTTGTCGAGCTTTGCGACAGCGAGGAGCAGGTCGGCGTAAAGCGCGTCGAAAGCGGTTTCGCGCGCATGCACTTCAGCGGCCTTTTTTGCGGCCTTCGCGTTTGTTTTGGCATTGAGCTTGGCGAGAGCATCAACTGTGTAAACGGGGACTTCGCGGGTACGGCCCTTGAAGCCGTGGCCGCCGCACTCGTAACAGGTGAGGCCTGTGTTCTTCCAAGCGAGAGAGCCGCCTGCGCCACCGCAACGACCGCAGGGATAACCATCGACGACAAAGTAGCCGCGGGGTGAAACATAAACGGGGCTCTGCGGCTCGCCGCCATGGCGGTATGAAAACGGATTAGCAGGGAGAGGGCCGCGTAAAAGTTGATGCTTTTGTTCGATCTTTTCGCACTCTGCGACCCAAGCTGTGAATTGAGGGGCTACTGTGTACATTTTGCAATCTCCAATCTAGGGGGCGACAACCGCCCGCACGAATCTTGTCGCATAAATTTAAAAACGGTACAAGTAAAAAATTACACGAACCTATAAAAAAAAGAGGGGCCCGGGGAGATGTGGGCCCCTAAGTCGGGAGGACTACCCTACAATGGAAAGGGGAGTCCAAAACCCATATCATATAATCAGCCCGCGGGCTACGGCATTGCCGAAAACGTGCAAAGCTTGAACGTTCAGGCGATTGCCGTTCTTGAGCCTGCCATTGAACAGGAAAGCAAACTGACGGCCGCGCTCATAGTGCCAGCGGTCGTTGCTGTTGTCGCTGTATAGATCAGGGTCGAGCGGGAGACCGCGGCCTGCTTGCTCATAACCAAAGCGGAAGGCCTTGGTGCGGAACACAGACCCGATTGTACGGGTCACGGTGTTGATCTGCTTGATCTCATGCATTGGCCTGCTCCTCAATCTGGTTCAGGTACCACTCAACGTGCTCTTCGAAGGTCTTCTCGCCACCCTTCGCCATCTGGGCGATAAACACCTCGAGAGCGATCTCGTAATTACGAGAAGCGTATAATCCGTCAGGACGGAAACCCTGACGGACAGCATCAGCGGCGTAGGCTTTACGAAGACGGTCTGCTGCTTCAAAAACATTCTGCATTTCACAATCTCCAATCTAGGCGGCCCCTTGGCCGACGCACAATCCATACACCGTCTCCTCATACGGTGCAAGCAGAAAATTACACGATCCCCCTTCGCATGATTTTATCCCTTTCCTTCTTTGGCAAAGCTTGGATCCTGTTCCACTCTGCCGCGGCGAAATCATACCGCTTCTGCTCTTCCTCAACGTCATTGTAGATCTTCATAAAGGCCTCGTCTTCGTCTTTGTACTTACGAAGCCACAGACGCGCCTTGTCGAGCCATCGTGCATAGACATACCATTCGCCGCGCGCGAAATCGGACCCCGGGTGCTGTCTGGCTAATCCATTATGGATCATGTCTTCGACAAGCTGTCTAAAGGAAGCTGCGCGCCAAGATTCTTTATGCAGCCGCGCCTCAAGATCATCGATCTGCTCACGCAAGCTAACGATCTTACGCAACAGATCGTTTTCATGTTTCAGTTGATCTTCGTTCATTTCGGCGGCTCCGGCAAAGTTAAAGCATAAATATCTGGCACCATCACATACTGCCTTTCAACATCTCGTAGCCCCGGCATCAGCAATTCACGGATGGCGGAAAGATTTATGCCGCTGTTGCGGACAACTATTTCCGGTGTCGGTATCATTATAAATGAACGTTCCGGCACTACGATCTTCATCAAGCTATCTGATTTGACCACAGCGGGTGCGGCGATCAGGCCAGACAGAACCCTTACAAATCCACGGCGCGTGATCATTTCACCCTCATCGGAATAACCATAGGCACAGTGACAACATCTGTTTGCGTTTGGGTATGCGTCATTTGATAACAGACATAATCTTTGTTCCCGTCATCAATGCAGTGCTGATACATTTCCTGTTGTTTTGTCGGACCACCAAACATAGCCGCAAAAGGAATTATGATCACCAAAAACAGAAGAAAACCAACACAAATGAAAACCAGTATTGGCATTAAGACGTCTTCTACAAGATCCATCATATCCGCACCATCCCGCAAAAACCGTGAGTTGTGCTGTAAATAGCGGGCCACGCATCCGTCTCAGGATCTTTGTCGTCTGCGTATCTCATCAATCTCCACCGGCATGCCATGCACTTTGGGCCACCGCAACAATGTGCGGTTTCACATTTCATGCTCAACGGGCAAGCCATTTTCTTAGCCTCTTCAGGCGTCACATAATGCGGGTTGTCCATCACTCTTCATCCTTCATCATGTATTCTTCCAAGAAAATTAAGCAATCAGCTAAACTTCCAGCAAATAAAATTGCAGTTTTGTAATCATAAACATTGTGTTGCTTCACAATGTATCCACCGAGTTCAAGTTTGACCAACATTGCTGCTTTCTTCCACATCACTCTTTCTCCTTCAATGGCACAGCAGGAACACCTGACTGCGTTTTGCGTTGCGGTTTATTTTTTGTCGAGTTGTTCATCGATGGCGGTCGCGGCATTGGCTCCCCAAGCGTGTAATTGAATTGTGGAAAACTCATCACTCTTTCTCCATTAAAGCGCGATGTGCTGCCTCAATAAGCGCCTCCCACATTACCGCGCCTTTGAGGATGTTTTTATCGTGCTCTTCATACTCAATCAGTAATGCCACAACATTTCGCAACCGCTCAATCTCGTCGGCGGCTTCTTTTCTTTGGCTGCAACAGTCCGTTGCTTCAAACTCACGCAACCGTTCAACGATGTCCATCACTCACCTCCAAACCCTTTCAACGTGTAACTAATACTATCGAACGTATAGTCGCCGTATTTTTCCAACGCGCGTTGTAATGAATCAATCTGCTTTCGTAATGCCATGCACGCATTCAAAGCATTGTCACGCTGACGCTCTGCTTCAGCGAGCCGTTTACGCAATTCTATGATGTGCTCGATCGTCAGTTCGTCAGCGTGTCTGTTCATTGTTTTATTGTCCTAATGCTTGCTCGATGTCACCGCGGACAGTCGGAAGATTGACCGCGCTACCTTCGCCACCAAGGGTTGCGTAGCCTGCTACGTCATCCCAATGATCGCGATGATTCTGATTGCCATTCAACAAGCGAGCAAGCTTCATGGCAATGCACTCGATCGATTCTTTTTGTTGATCGTTCAAGTTTTGCCAGTTGCGGCCAGAACGCATGACGTCTTTGAGAGACTGAGAAAGGCTCGCCGTCTCTTTGTAGATGCCATGGGTCTTTTCTTTTTTAGATAATGAAACATTGATATCCATCTGTGGCTCCTGTGTTGCTGCTGCTTTTAAAACATCTGAAAGGTTCATCATTTTACTTTCTTCCATTTAGTTGGTTCGACCAACGTGAACGTGCTCGCTGTTCGACCGTTTTCATCATAGTTACGATTTACTTTTATTGCGCCGCGCTTAATCAACATTCTCATATTGGAAGACACGGTCCATGAGTTTATATCAAGCTCCTTTGCTAAAGTGACGTACAGGGTAGAGAAGTTGATGTGGATCCCGTACTTAAGAAACAACCTGATCCACAAGACCTTGGCAGATGACGAAATCTTTTCGTCAACCAACACAAGAAGTAAAAAATTATAATCCATTGATGATTGCTTCCTTTAAAGCTTCTCCTGTTGCGAAATGGTTTTTCTCATTGTCATTGCCGATCGCATCAGCAAGAGCGCGCGCCTTGATCTGGGCATCGCCAGAGATTGTATAGACACGCACGGGGATCGCATCGACATCAGACACATTCGTGTCAGCGACAACGCGAAACTTGGTCACGCGACCTTTGCGATCAACTTTGATGGCACGCGCCAAACGCCAATCTGAATAGCGCGTGGTCTTTAGTCTGATTGTGGTGCTGCTGCGGTCAAACCTGACCGCAACAACATCGCCCTTCACTACAGAGGCTTCCATTATTCGGCCTCCTTCTTCTTGGCGACGACTTTGACGACAGGAAACGATTCGCCGTCCTTCTTGCATGCCGAGAACAGCTTAAACTGCGCTTCGGTGATACCGTAGTCCTTGAGCAGCTTGTCGAAGTCCATCGACGAACGCTGCGAGAGTGTAACCGTAACGTCTTCTTCGGTGCCTTCGTGGCGACCGAGATCCCATTCCTTGACGAACGTATCGCGCGCGGCTTCGTATGCTTCCTTGGCCGCGTCAGCAGCGTTCTTGAGAGCGATGAGGGTGTCTGGGTGAGTGCGGTTTGCGATGGTCATCTCAAAATCTCCTATCTAAAATCTAGCGGCTCGCTGCCGACGCCCCCTTCTCCCATATCCCGAAGATCGGTGCAAGCATTTTTTTGTACATTCTCAAAATTATTTTATCTTCCCTCGCGTTGCCCGAACGGGCGCGGCACTGGCAGATCGTTCTGTTCTGGTAAGTTATTGTTATCTTGAGGTTTTTCATTCAGAACCCTAATCGTGATTTGGGCTATCATGCCCGTGATAATGAGGCCGCCAGCGGCCGCAATCATCAATACAAGCTCATGTTTCGTCATTTTTTCTCATCTCCCATATGCGTCTAGCTTCTGCTTCAATGTGTGGCCGAATCATCGCGGGCAACGTTTCCAGCGAGGTTTTCCGCGAGGTTTTGTCAGGCAAGTCCAAAATGGCGCAAGCCGCCCAATAGATCTCGATGCGGATCGCGGATCGGATCCCAGCGTTTAAATCCTCAATCGACTTCATCCCCTTCATCACCAAACGCATCTGTTCGCTCGGGCTCCCTGACGGCCAGCCAATCGTCGAACGCTTCCCACGCCGCGTCCGCCCCGAGCGCGACGCAGACGAACGCACCTGCTTTTTGCGCGGCATTGAGATACTCCTGCTGTCCATCTTGCCATTGTGATTTTGTGTGGTCTCTGCGTTTGATCTCGCAGACAAATGCGGGCGACGCGGGAATAATGACATCGGCCGCGCCCTTGACCATGCCCTCGGCCTTCTCTCTTGCGACCTGCCTGAAGTGCCTCTGACCTTCGTTGCGCGGGTGCAGGGCGATCATGCCATAGCTGTCGCCCCACCATAGGCGCAGGCGATTGAAGAAGGTCACCTGCTCGACGGCTTCTGTGGCGCATTGGCCGCGGAACTCGGTGTCGCCATAGACGCGGATTTTTTTAAGCTGCAAGTGCATCGGCTTCCTCATTAAATGCGAAGACTTTGTACCAGTCTCCGTCTTTGCGATAGGTGATGGTCTGCGGACGCTCGCCGCGCAGGCTTGCATAAAGCACCGCCATGCGATGCCCGTCAGCCCATGTCGGCTCCTTGTGTACCCAGAACGAGAACGTCCTGAACTCGGTCACAACATCAACGCGCAGGACAGCGCGCCCAGCCTTGGAAATCGTGTTCCTTGTTGACCATGCCAGCACGCGGTCTGTCTGCCTGATGGTCGGATCTTTCTTCTTGTTTGCGAACTCAAGGCGAAGCTTCTCGTTCGGATCGACAATCTCGTTTTTGCATTCTGTGCAATGCCGCGCGGCGATATCGTTCTCGGCCTTGCAGGCAGGGCACTCTTTGAACGTCCAACGATAGCGGCACCGATCAAGATCGCCGCCACCAACAGCGACAAAGCCTTGGCAGCGCCGCCCATGATGGGCAGGCATATCACCGAACTCGGTCTCAATGCGACGGCCGTCAAGATCAACGTAATAACCGTTGTCGTCGATCTCGTATTTGTCTTTATTGAAGCGCGCCACGAACTCGTTTTCTGTTTCGCATTCAGGGCAGCGACAGCGCAGCGTCTTGGCCTCTTCCTTCATGCCCATGGGGCGAATAGTCGGCGAGAAGATATCGCCGTCTGGGCAGTGCCGCTCGATGTTCTGGGCATAATCCAAGACAAGGCAGTCCGTCTTGCCTTCGGCGATACGCAGACCGCGGCCGATAATCTGCTGCAACAGCCCAGCTGATTCTGTGGCCCGAAGCATCGCGATCACATCGACATGCGGAGCATCGAAGCCTGTGGTCAACACGGCCACATTCACGATGTATTTGATTTGACCAGCCTTGAAGCGCGCGATGATCTCGGCGCGCTCTTTGCGCGGTGTCTCGCCCGTGACAATAGCCGACAGCTCTGCAGGCAGGCTCTCGAGGCATTCTTTGGCATGCTGCACGGTTGCCGCGAAGATCATGACACCATTGCGGCCACGGCTCTTGGCGACGACATCTGCGATGATTTTGGCCGTCTTGCGGCCCTGTCCCATATACGCGCGGTCGATGTCGTCAGCGTTAAATTGGCCGCGGCTGTTCAACTCCATGCCAATGGTGTCGTAGCTCTCAGCATCAATAGAGCCGATTACAGGCGGCGTGAGATACCCAAGAGCGATCAGCTGCCGCGCCGTGATCTGATCAACAAGCTTTGTGAAGTAAGGCTCGCGCGCCTGCGTCTCTGGCACGGGTCTTCCGTCGGGCCACATGGCAAAGATATAGCCGCCGAACATGCGATAGGGCGTGGCCGTCATACCAACCACACGCACCATCGGGTTCTCGGCCCTGATCGCCTCGACAATCTTTTTGATGGTCGGCGTAATCCCGTGCGCTTCATCGATCACGATCATGCCAAACTCTTTGCCGAAGCGTTTGATCTTGTTTGCAATCGTCATCGGCGTCCCGAATACCACGGGGTGCTTCAGGTTCTTTTGCCCGACGCTCGCCGAGAAGATCGAATACGGGTTGCCTGTGAGCTTGTACTTCTCGCTGTTTTGAATCACCAACTCAGCTGAAGGCGCGATGCAAAGCACGCGCTTGCCTCCGCTGATCTCGCGCACAGTCTCGGCGAGTGCAGCAATGATATGCGACTTGCCTGCGCCAGTGGCCGCCTCAATCAAGCAAGGCGCGCGCAGCTTCTTAATCCACTTTACAATCTCGTCATGCGACTTCTGCTGGTATGGTCTCAACATCTAAAATTTTCCTAAATTTTTCCATTGGTATTAAAACACAAGGCTCGATGTCTTGCGCGTCTCTTCTGTCCGTCCTTCCTGCCATTTTTATTTTTGGAAATCTTTCAAACCCATGGCCTGAAGGTATTGTCATCACATAGATGCCGTCAGTCAATTTGATTGCGATAGCAACACCTATTGGGAAATCCGTATGCCACCTGCGAAGCGCAGACATTTTGTGGCAAGATAACATATATCCACCAAGACGTTTCAATTCATCGTAAGAGTAGTTTCTGCATTTTATTTCAACGACTGCTTTTATGTCATCGAACAATAGAAAAGCATAATCAACTTCGCATGCAGGCTTTAGCTTGAACGCAGTGTAACCCCATAGAGTTGCCAATGACTTTGCAACAGCAAACTCATCATTTCGGTTTTGTTGCGTCTCGTAAAATGGTCTTGTCATGATCTGCCAAAAAATCTCGGTGCTGTTTTCATTCTGTGGATCTTAGGATCTTCTTGTGGTTGGTGAAACATATACCAACACGCATTGTCTTTGCCCGCGCCCGCCGAATCTTCAATCCATTTGACGCGACCTATTGAAACAATACGAAGGCAATATTCAAGGTATGGCGCTGCCTGACGTGTGTGCATCCAATCAGCATCAAAGAGCAGCCATGTCGGCGCTAGACGCGAACAGCGATCAATAATCTGGTGTAGTACCGTGCGTTCCCACGGCGGGTTTGTAATAATGAAATCAGCACCGCAGATCTCTGCTTCTGTGATCCAAGAAGCATCCTGCCGAATGATCCAATCGGCGCGTGGCTCGACATCATAAGCCATCGTGCATCCATGCCCGTGGTATTCTAAATGCTTTACAAGCGCACCGTCTCCAGCGCATGGTTCGCAGAACGATATCTTATCTGGCAAGAACGAAATAAGCGGCTTCACGGCCGCCATAGGCGTCGGATAGAACGCAAGCTTGCGCGCCTCAAAATCACTCCGCTTGCCCATCGACCCACTTTTCCTTTTGCTCGCGCTCTTCGAGGTAGCGGTTGTGAAAGTTTTTAAGAGGCACAAGAATTGTTTCAAGATATCTGTCATCGCGATCAACGCGCTCAAGATAGGTGTCTTTCGGCGTCCATTGCCAGAAGTCGCACCAATCGCGGTTGGTGACAAACAGCTGCACTTGCACTTGCGCGTAGTAATGTTGTTGTTGTTTCAAAGCCTTGAAACGCACAGGCGCGAACTCATGGCGCAAACCATATGGGCATTTGACTTCGATCAAACCCTTCTCGCCAACATAACCGTCAGGTGATGCGCCGAGCCAATCTTCATGCGTGACGAAAGATGCAGGCACAACGTTGCGCTCTGTCATCATTTCATATTCGATGATTGCGCCGGGCTCATGCAACGTGCCCCATTCTGTGGCGACATTGCCTTTAAACTCGTTCGGCAAACCGTGATAATCGCGGCACATCTTCCGCATAACATCATCAGGTTTTTGAAACGGCGATAGGCCGAGGATCGCACCAACGGCAGATCCCGTGACACGGCCCTGTCTTGCCTTGAACCATTCTTCGCTACGCTGTTCCATTATAATTCCTTTTTTAAAAGGAGGAGGCGTCACAGGGTAAAACGCCCCCTCCCCACTACGACGCTCGTTTCCCTCAGAACGGAGCGTCTTCGTCTTCAAGAACGGGCGCTTTAGCTACAGGTGCCGCAGCCTTTGCGCCGCCACGCGGTGATACAGCAGCAATCCAATTGCCACGGCCCATGGTGCCGTCGCTCTTTTCCTGCTCCCACATCATTACCTTGATCTGCATGGGCTTATTTACAAGTGTCGCGCCCATCATTTCGTCGGTCGGCTTTTTGCCAGAAGCAAGCAACTTACCGCCTGCGTTTGTATCGATCGCTGCAAGCATACGTTTTGCTTTGTCGCGCTTCTTAACCGCATCCCTTGCGCGCGGATCGTCATCCGACACCCAAAGCTTGTGGAAGATCTTGCGGTTTTTATATTCTGCAGGAAGCACGACCGACCAACGCAAGCTGATAAAGCTATTGCCCTCGCGGTCTTGATCCCACTTGGCCTCGTCGATGATCGCAACGCAACTCGTATCGCTTGGAATCGGCTCAAGATCACCGCCCCCAACTTCAAACGAACCGCCTTGTTTCAGGAGGTCATCACCATCTGAAAGATCCCAAAAATTAGCCATTTACTTGTTCCTTCTTTTTAGATGCAGGCGCACGCAGCGCAGGGATGATATCCGCGAGCGGGTTTTGTCCCGCAGGGATTTGGATCGGTTCTGAGATACCAAAACGGTTCTTCGACACGTTTGCAGCAGTCGCATAAGTGATCAGGACGCGAGTACCGTCCGAGATCGCTTTCTTGCGTTCGCCTTCTCCGGTCGTGAATGTTTCGAGCTTCAAGAACCCAACGAGATCGACGTCGTCCACATAGGCAGGCATCGATTTTTCATGAAGCCGCAGCGTGTAACGCATATAAGCGTCATCATCTGGCGGCTCGATCTTCTGCGTGTCGGCGTGTGCAATGAACACCGTGTTCATGCCACGCTTGTCAGCCAACAGGCCTGCTGCTTTGCGAAGGCGAGCATGCATTGCTGACACTGCATCACGGCCTGCACCATAGCCGCCGAGAGCTTGTTGGATCCCGCGCGGCCGCTTGGGGTCCGTCTCGACAACGTTCTGGATGAACATGCGCTCAAGCGCCGTGACCGAATCAACGATCAAGGTCTTGTAACTGTGTTCTTCTTGGATCAGGCCTTTGAGTTGCTCCCAAAGATCGTCGGGCCCGTTCAACAACGGAAACGCATCGGGGCGCTGATCGACAGGGATTGCCTGCAGACCGTCCTCGGCACGAATGACGATTGGCTTTGGGAAAGATGCGGCCAGAGTGGTTTTTCCCATCCCTGAGTCGCCGCAGATCGTGATCAATACAGGACGATCAACTGGTTTGCTTACGCTACTTAAAATGCCCATTGGCACTCTCCTCTTGCTACTACGGGGTTGACAATAAGACCGCCACCGTGGGAATGTCAAGCGCAGTTTAAACATATGAAAGCGGAATTGATTATGGAGAAACCCCACCAGATAATGACATTGGAGGAGGTCCGCCACGCTTTGCGGGACCGCAGGCTTATTGTCGTGGCGCATGAAACAAATCTGTCCTACCCGACCATCAAGGCGATCCTCGATGGCAGGCAAAACCCGAAATACGAAACTGTGAAGCTTCTGTCTGATTATCTGCTCGGCATTAAATCAGACCAATGATTTGAATTTTATTTTTGGAAGAAAAAAATGAGCCATAGAGCCTTCTGGGAGGCGGGCTATCGCGTATTTGGACTGCATCCGATCACGTCTGACGGGCGTTGCGGGTGCGGGCGCAAGGACTGCGAAGCAGCCGGAAAACATCCGCTAGTGAGCAATTGGACCTCGACCCCGCAATGGTCCGAGGAACAGCTCGAAGTCATGGAAGAGACGGGCCAGTTTGATTCTGGCTACGGCGTTCTCGTCCGCGGCCTGATCGTGGTCGATGTCGATGCGCGGAATGGCGGTGTCGAATCATACGAGCGCCTCATTGAGGACGTGCCTGAGATCGCGGGTGCAGGACTAATCGTTGAGACGGGTTCGGGCGGCGGCAGTCGGCATTTGTACTTCAAGTGCGACGAGGGGCTGGCGCTTATCCAACACCACCCAGACTACCCCGGCATTGATTTTAAGAGCAGTGGATTTGTTGTCGGCCCCGGCTCAAAGCATGTGTCGGGCAACACTTATAAGATCCTGACGGGCTCGCCTGCAGATATTGATCGTGCGCCAGAAGTCATGATCACGGGCTTGTCAAAGCCGCAGAAATATCGCGCAGACATTGACGGCGCAACGGTGGATGTTTCCCACAGCGATATTGAAGACATGCTGTCCTATATGAACCCAGATGTTGAGCATGACATTTGGATCCGCTGCGGGATGGCGATCCATCACGCGACCATGGGCACAGGCTTTGACGTTTGGGATGGATGGTCGGCAAAGGGTAGCAAGTACCCCGGCCGAGATAATCTCGGCAAACGCTGGCATTCGTTTGGCAAAAGCCTGAACCCCGTCACACTCGGAACATTGGTGCATTATGCCGAGCAGGCAGGTTGGAAGCAGCCTGTCACGTTCGAGCCGAATGAGATCCTTGAGGATGAAGTCATCTCATCGGGCGGCAATGACATCAGCATCTCAGGCGTTGATCTGACGCGACCGCCGGGTTTTGTCGGCGTGGTTGCAGAATGGATCCACGACCAGTGCCGCTATGTGCGCGAACATCTCGCCGTCGCGGCCGCGCTCAATGCCATGGGCAACATTGTGGGCCTTCGCTATGCGGACGAGCTTGGCGACGTAACCACGAACATGTTTGCCTTTTGCGTGGCGGGATCGGGCACAGGCAAAGAAGGCATTCAGCAAGGCGCTTTTGCCATCCATAAAGCGGCAGGGATCAACAAGGCGGTCTATTCGACCATCAAGTCGGAACAGGAAGTCGTGCGTAACCTGACGCGCCATCAGGCCGCGCTCTATATGATCGATGAGGTCGGCATCTTGCTGACCAAGATCAAGAACGCGCAGACCCGCGGCGGCGCATCATATCTTGAAGGCGTGATCGGCATCCTGATGTCGGCCTATTCCAAGGCAAACGGATACATGCCGCTCTCGGGCGACGTTCGCGAGGATGTTCGCAAGGGTATGATGCAAGAGATCGCGCAGGTTGAACGGCGCTTGGAAGAGGCGGAGAACCCACGCGATCGCGCTCGGCGCAATCAGCTAGAGGTGGCCCTCAATTCGCTCGATGACGGCCTTGAGAACCCGTTCTTGTCGCTGATCGGTTTCACAACACCCGTGACCTTCAACAGCCTTGTGACCTTTGAGACGGCCACGAACGGCTTTGTCGGCCGATCGCTGATCTTCAACGAGCCAGACGAAGCGCCGCCAGAGAAGAAGGGGTTCAAGAAGCGCAAGATGCCCAAGGAGCTCAAGGCGACCATTGAGCAGCTCTATTCGGCAGGTCACTTCGATGCGACATCAGACAAGGTTGAGAACCGCGGCGAGCGAATCAGTGTGCCGACAAGCGACGAGGCGGCCGCCATGCTTGAAGCAGCCATGGATATCCTGCACGGTCTAGCAGAAGATCACACAGAAAAATCGGGCCTGTCGTCCCTTTTTCTCCGCGCCAAGGAGCAGGTCGCCAAGATTTCGTTTATATTGGCGGTGCCGTCTGGGCTCAGAACAGTTGAGCACGTTCGGTGGGCCTACGCATTGGTGAAGCGCGATGTTGAGGAAAAAGTCCGTCTTGTGATCGGCAACGATCGTCAAAAGGATAACCCGAAAATGGCATTGATCAGCAAAGTTGAAAGCGCGATCAATCGCAAAGATGGCGAGACGCTTGGCGTGATCGTCAACAAGCTTCGCAACTTCAAAAAAGAAGACGTTGAGAAATGCCTTGAAGAATTGATCAAGGCAGATCGAGCGACGCTTGAGGAAAGCATACATCCCCGCAAACGCATCACAGTGAAAAGGTATAAACTCAAATGAAAAAGATGACCGTTAAAACAAAAGAAAAAATTTTCTCAGAAACATTCAATCAATTGTCTATAGCAATGTTGAACACTCTTTCAGAGTTTCCAGAGCATGCACAGGAAGACGTTCTTGAAGAAGCTTCGTTTGCACTTGTGATGTTTTCTGTCCACACAATCATAAAAATGGGAATGCCAGAGCCAGAGCTCCATGACATGATCAATGAAATGACGACTGCTGTTCACATGAAAATGAAGGCAGAAGGAATATATTATGACGCCTGAAGAAGAGGTAGAATATTACCGTTTTGTTTTTGCTTGGATGTTTTGCAGGCTTCATAAGAACAAAACAATTCGCGCTCTTTCAAAAGATGTATTGAAGAGAAATTTCAACAGTGGATGGAGCAAGCAACAACGCGCTGAAGTCATGAAGCAGGCGTTGAAAATCATAGAGGAAGATGATCAAAGGAAAATATGAAATACATGATTCTCGGGCGACCACGTAATTACAAAAAAGGTAAAGAGATGGTCGTCGATGAATGCGACACCATAGAGGCTGCGCGGCTCGAGACTTATAAATTAAACGGCGAAATGCCATCTTGGATGTTTTGGATAGATGAAAGAGATGAAGATGAAAAAGTACAACCGTATTTTCGTGCCCAACCCAAACCACAGATTTGACACAGACGCGCTGCGGGACGTTGCAAAAGAAATAGTCTACGTTTGCGATCGGCCCATGTTCGACAATCTCATGGGCGATGAATACATCGCAGACTTTGAGCACCGCATTGCAAACCGTATGGAAGACTTTGATCCAAACAAAGATGCTATCGCTTATTACGGCGATAGCATGATTTTCGCGATTATGATTATGTGGGTGTCTGAAAACTATAGCGACTTTGATCTCGCTCGTTTTTCAACCAAAGAAGGCAAGTACATAATCAGACGTATGTCGTTTGAGAATTTTACGAAGCCAGTTGTTGAGCATCTTCTTGAGAAGAAGCAGGCATTTGCGCGCTAGCAAGTTGTGGAACAGCTTGGCTGCGGATTAGATCAATTACAGCGACAACATCGTTGTAAACGCCGCGGCCAAGATGGTTCAAGATTACATTAACCTGAGCGACTGTCAGTTTAATATCTACGGTTACTTCGTCCATCATATTCCTCTGTTTGCTATGGACAATGCTTTCGCGACTGTCGTGTCGTCAAGATTAAGCAAAGAAGATGTTTCGTTGCTTATATCTTTTCTAACGCCGTCAACCATTGATATCAACTTGTCGGCTTTTGATTTTGCAGACATTCCCGTGCGACCGCCAGAAGCCCTTGCTTGAGGTGTTTCGCCGATAAAGAAATCCTGCCCTTCTGGGATAGGCGTGTAATTTTGCGGCGTCTCTGATGGTGTTAAATTAACAGGCGAATACTGCCCATATTGATACGCAGCAAGGCGAGCAGGATAAGGCACAGCTTCGACAGCTTTTCTGCCAAGACCGGCTGCCTGACCAAGTCTATATTGAGCTTGACCAGCTATCTTTGGAGATGCTGCAGCAATTCCAGCTAAGGTCGCTGGTATTCCAAGCACACCGTACGCGCCAATATTTGATATATATCCTCTTATTCCATAAGGCATAAAAGAAGACAATTCTTGCCCAGCTACCATAAATGGAATGTCAGGATTGATTTCAGCTATTTGATCAAGCAATCCTTGCTTTTCTGCTTTTGATTGCGCCGCAATAATTTTCCTTACACGGGAAGCCATTGTCTTTCGGTCGCCAGTGCCCGCATAAAGCTCTTTACGCAATTCTTTTATTTGATTTGAATAATCAGAATATTCTTCCATCAAATCTGCATAACGTGAATCTTTTGCAGCAATGGTGTCAAAAACAGATTTTCTAATTTTACCAAGTACTTTTTGAGTGCTTGGATCACCTCTATAGTCTGATCTAATTTCGTCAATTCTTTGCTTAAGCGCATTCATATCTTGAATGCTATTAGCAAGAGGGTCGTATGGTTGATTTTTCCATTTATCTATTTCTGCCTTAACTTTATCAATGGCTTCAGCCATAGATGCATCTTTTATTTTACCTATTGAACGAGCTTCACCGTATGCTTTATTGTAAGCATCATCAATCATATCAAATGGCAAAGCGCCTTCAGCCATCTGACCCATTTTTTGAACATAATTTTCGCTTGCTTTGTCTGATATAGTTTTTACAGCATCATCAACTGAATTTACCATATCTTCTGCAGTTGCAGCGCCTTTTAAGTGATTTATAAAAACAGGGTTTCCTTCAATACCTGCACGCGCGGCATCATTTAAACTTCTCATTGAAGCGCCAGTTTTCCACCAAAATGGAATAGCTGTCGCTTTAGGGAGCATTTCTGCGGCTTTTACAACGCCTGTCATAGGATCAATTGCTTTGCCAACGGTCATAGCTGTTTTACCAAGCTTCCCAGCTATACCGGGAGCCCTTGCAGCAAGACTTCCGCCACCCGTCAAGATAGTGGCAAGATCCATAGCTGTAGATACAGGATGTTCCGCAGCGCTTCTTTTTAGTTCTTCATATCCGCCATATCTTTCTTTAAGCTGTTCACCAGCTACAGATGCGGCTTCGCTAATTCTTTGCGTGGTTTCTGGAGCATCAAAAGATTCAATGTAATTGAATACTCTTTCAGGAAGAACAGCCTTTGCCGCAGCGCGTGTTCCGCCTGCTAATACATCACCGAGGCCGCCAAGCGTGGCTGGAATGTTGCTTGGTTTAAGTGCTTCATATGTGCTTTTTGCTACGTCTGCGACATCAGACGGCGCGCTAATGACCGCTTGCATAGGGATCTCGGCAAGAGAATAATTTCTCTTTGCTGGAGCCGCAGATGTAGTTGGCTCACCGATTGTAAACTCGGGCTCTGCAACGGGTTGTATCCCACCCACTTGGCGCGGAGGTAATTCAGCCATTTTATTCCCCTATTGACCCGAGAAGTAACGGAAAAATTCAGGACCAACTTTAAATCTTTCCTGAATTGCGCGTTTCACATTATCAGGAATAGCTCCGCTTTTTCCTGCAATGTATGGCAGCAGATATGTTTGAACCGTCTGACCAGTTGCTGGATCTTTAATTGCAAACGGCGTCATATACATTTGCTTAATAACAGCTTTTTCTTTCGCAAGTGTCTGCTCATTGCGCTTTGCAAACTCATCATACAGGCCTCTGCCCATATAACGAGCTTCAGCAGCTGTAATGCCAGTTTGCTCCTGACCAGCCCTTTGCATTGACTTATAAAAACGATCGAGATCAAGCTCGCGTTGCTGACTGTAATAAAGATCAGCAAGAAGATTTGCCTGACCTTCAGGAGAATTGGCAGCACTTGGAACGGCAGCAAGAATTGCTTCCAAAGCGCCATAAGCGCGTTGACCTGCTTGAGTTGTTCTTTTCTCAGCAAGCATACGAGAAATCTTTTCTGCGGTTTCTCGGTTACCAAGATCTTCTGGGCGAGCAATTTGAATATCTGGACGACCCAAAATAGAGAACAGGTTGTTAACGTATGATACAACAGGCGCGCTAACAGCTGCTGAAAATTGACCAGAGGCAAGCAAACTTTGATCACGCGGTATCGAGCCCAAAGCTTTTGTCAATGTATTGCGCTGCTGAAGATCAGCTTGAGATCCTCTTGCAATAACGTCCTGCTCATCAAACGGATTTGCTGCAGCAGATGTTTCAAGATTTTTAAATCCTGACACCTGCACATCTTCTGCATTCTGACGGGCAATCTCTGCAAGATCTGGCGGAAGAGTTGACGTCCCAACTGTTGACTGAGGCTGCCCGGCTTGCGGCCGTGATGAGACAGTAAGATCGCCTTCTGGTGTTGTGATTGTAGCTTGTTCAGGACTCTGGCCTCCAATAGCACTATAAGGCCCCGGAACAACCGAATAAGGTTTACCCTCTTTCTGAGCGCGCACATATTCAGCAATTGGAACAGTCGTAAGTTTATTGCCGATATAAACTTTAACACCAATAATTGAACGACCAGAAGCATCTGTGACAATCGCATTCTGCGGAATTTCAGAGATGACTTTTGCTTGAGCAGCCTTTGAATACTCAATGTCTTGAAGCGTCTTCTGAGCTTCTGGATATGCGCTCAGACCAGCGCCAACGCCTTCAAGAAGAGCAGCGCCAAGATATGGGCTCTTTGAAGAAGCCATAGCTTTAAGACCTGCGCCAAGCGGAGCAAGCCAGCCTTGGTTTTCTGTAAAGAAGTTGCCTATGCCGCCAACGCCTTCTGCAGGCGCTTGTGCTTGAGCGGGAGCGGCGCGGTCAGCTGGCAAATCAGCTTTACCTGCTGCAATTCCTGTTTTCTGCAAATTGCGAGCAACAGTCCATGGAGACCAGCCGTGCTTTGCGGCATAGTCTAACGACCAATCGATAGCTGCTTTTTGATTAGCTGGGTCACGCGCATCTAAACCAGTCTGTTTTGTAAACTCGTCACCAAGGCCGGGATTAGGAAAAGCTTTAGATGCGTTGCCATAATGCAATTGCGCTATGCCAAATGATGATCCTTCATCGCCTCTTGCGGCAGGATTAAAACCACTTTCGCCATGGAAAACTTTGGCTGCAAACTCTGGATCTACACCAGCCCGTTTTGCAGATTCAATCGTGTAATTGCGCCAAAAATCGGGGCTGCTTTCATCATCTTTAACAGCGCCTTCATTGGCATACCCAATACGGCCGCCATCTTTTGCAGGCATAAACATCATGGCAAACTTGGCGATGTTAGCAAGATCGCTCATACCGCTTCCGCCTTGGCTCGGCGGCGCGCCCGCTACAGCAAGTTGGTGCTTATCCATATCCGTAGGGATATCGATTTTTGTTTTTTCAGTAATATCTGGATCGTCACTGGCGATGCCGCCAGAAGCAAAGAATTTGTGTTCTTTACCCCAATCATAAAATTCTGTTCCGCCTTTAGCGATGCCAATGCCTTTTTCTGCTAATGAAGTAAGCTGGCTCAAGGCGCTGTCTGGAAGGCTAGGTGCATTACCAGCAGTCATCAATTTGCCAATTGGGATGTTGGCTTCGGGAACATAGCCAAGACCTGCGCCATATGGCAGTCCGCCCATAGCAAAGCCTTCGCCTTCATGGCCGTGATGCACAGCGCCGCCTTCTGACGTCGCCTTATCATAATCAACAGTCTTGTAGCCCGCAGCAATTCCCACAGCTTCTGGGTGCTTCTTTTCAACCTCGTCGGCCATAAAGCCGATATGCGTCTGCTCGTTTGGATCGCCCTTGTATTTGTATTTATAGATCGGCAATCCTTCATCGCTCTCACCGATACGCTTGACGTCTTCTTTAAGACGACGATCAGAGAAGAACGGCATAGGCTGCGTCGTGGTTGTGGTCGAACCAGAAAGCGCGCCAGTGCCCATGGCGATGTTTGCAAGGAACTGCGCCACTTGGAACGGATAGGCCTGCTGCTGCAGATATTGATTGTAAAGCGCTGTCTTGCCAGCCTGTTCTGTTTGTTGGCCGAGCGTGCCCGCACCGATTTGAGCCTGAGCGCCCTGAAGGCCCGCCTGCTGTGCGCCAGCGCCCAATGCGCCCATCTGCGCGGCGAGAGCACCTTGTTGGCCGAGGCCTGCCATGTAATTTCTTGCCGCGTCGGAATAGCCTTGTTGAGCCATTTGGCCGAGAACCTGCCCGGTAGCAAGATTTTGTTGATTGGCAAGAGCGGCTTGCGCTACGCGACCACGATCGCCGCCAAAAGCGCCTGATCGAATTGCATTTCCAAGAATGTCTTGCTGCTGCTGTCTTTGAACGTTTTGCATCTGAGCGGCTGTCGCGCCCATAGCGTTCTGCAGAAATGGGCTCATATAGCCCTGCACGCCACGCTGATATCCTTCTGGAGAAAATCCGCCATAAGCTCCCGCGGTGCCTTGCATGGCAGCCTGATAGGCTGGCTGTGCCGCGCCTGCATATTGATTGACGTTTGAAATGCCCTGCTGCTGTTGCGGATTTAATTGAGCAACAAACGATGACGGATCAGAGCTATATTGCTGAAAAGGCTGTTGAGCGGTCGTCTCGGCGCGGGCGTTGACGGCATTATATCGAGCCAGTACCTCGGGCGGGATTTGGACGCTTTGCGTCGTCGTTCCGGTCTTGCCACCCATTTCAATGCTCCGTCATATTTTCATGCCCAGTGTGGACATTGTATAGGAAAAAGGCTCCTGCGGGAGCCCCGAATTGTCTTTCGTAGAGGCGAATTTTTGCCTCTGTCCGTTGGTTTGAAAGCACGCCGATGATGAGCGGAATATCCAGATCGTCGGCAACCTTCTTGGAAAACTCACAAAGCTTGCGGGCTCGACCGCCTTTCGCGCTGCGATATTCTGGGTCAACAAAGATAGCCTTCTCTTCGACCATCCAACTGTCAGAATACCACATTTGACTGAGGCGCAGAAGAACCGCGCCTTCAATCTTTCCGCCGGGCTCGCCAATGATGCCGACAAGGCCTTGCCACAGGTAAAGAGCAGGGCGAATCATCGCGAGCATTTTGGTGGGATTGACGTCGTTGATGCCGTTCTCTTCCCAAGCGCGAAGGGCCAACTCAAGCATAGCCTCTTCATCTGCAGGGGTACCAAGGCGGACTTTCAGATCGTCAGACATTTCTAATCCTTTTTTGGGCCGGGGAGCTTTTTAAGCGTGGCTATTGTTTTAGCGCGGTATCCTTTGACAAAGTGATCAAGGATTTCGTGCCCGTGGTCCATATCGCCGCCGCCGATTTCCATAACGTCTTCAGGCTCGATAACATATTCGCCGCCAGCGGCAACGATTTCAACAGGAGCGGCACCACCTGCGGCACGCGCACCATATGGTTTGCCTTCTGCGTAAGGCTGCTCTCCCTCGGCATAAGGCTGTTTCTCTTGAGAATAGGGTTTTGAGCTAAACATCTTACGGGCGATCTTGAACCCAGCCATCGTGTTGCCTTCGCCCATGGCTGAAATAATGTCAGCTGGGATGACATAAGATCCTGACTTCACATTCATAGGCAAGTGATCTGTACGGCCTGCCACAGGGCTATGGATTGGTCCTGTATGGATCATATGAGCAGGCTTTGCATACTCAACTTGACGAACATTAAAAGGACCGCCCTCTGCCTTCGTGCGCCGTGCTGTTTCAAGCGCCGCGGCAATAGCCTGCTTCTGCGGATGACCTGCGTGGATCATCTCGCTGATGTTTGAGCTAATCGTTTTTTGAGATGATCCAGATTTTAATGGCATGATCACACCGTCAAATTGTAAAATGTAATTGAACCCGTGCCCGACCCTGTTGGGCTGTTATTCAACCCACGCGCCGCCAGAGTATATGTGTCGCTTGACGCAAACCCGTTGCCCGTGAGCGAAGCCGTATAACCAAGCTGAAGATCAAAATTGTACCGTGTCGCAAGCACCGCGCTAGAAACACCTTGCGCCGATTGGTTGGCAAAGGATGACTGAACAATTGTGTCCGCCGTTGCCGTGCATGCCGTTGCCGCTGTGTCTATGTCAACCATGCCTGCGGATATGGGTGTGCCTGCCCAAGTTGCCCCCGTAAGGGTTGCGTTCTTAATCAGGACAACTTCATAACCCGTTGAGCCTGATGATGTCGGGTTAAACAATATTGTATCGGGCAAAATGATCGCGCCGTAGTATGATGAATTTACGCGGATAGATACAATAGGCGTGAAAGTCAGTCCTGTATGATTAGCAATTGTAATACCATTGGCACCAGTTCTAGCAACGTATGGTTGCGATGTTTGTTCATATCCGCCTTCAGAAATGACCGAAGAGCAGATCATTTGTAACGTGGCGGCACCAGTTGTTGTGCCTGTGTTTGAGATTTCATAGCGAAGCGGCAAAATTGCCGTCTGCATGTAAACTTTTGTTGACGTAGATTGGTTAGCGTTTTGGAACGTATGGCATACAATATAAACGCCGTTGATAACAAAACCGCAACGAACGTTACCAACGCCAAGCCATTCAAAATCAAACCATAGAATTTGCGTTTTCGTCAGATCAAGCGTGATGCCTGACGGCCCTGTGCCGTCTAGTTTGTCGCCGTTCCAATTTGCCTGAGCCACATAACGGGAATCATCGACGGACCCGCCCGTATAAGTGCGGATGACGAACGTAACGCCGTTTGGTCCTTGCTCCAAATAAGCGCCGTTGTATGCGCTAAAATACCCAACGCGCTGACGACGATTTGTTGCCGCAGCAGCCATCGTAAAAGTCTGGAGCGTCAGGAGGCCTTTGCCCGGCTGATACGGAAACACCCGATAGGTCTGTGCGACAGCCGTAGAACCTGATGTGGTTGTAACGTTAAGATTTACAGATGACTGATTGGTATTGTAGCTAGTCGTGCCGCCCGTTGCGGTGACGTAGCTATAAGCCGAGTCTGCCGCGAAACGTGCTTGACCGTCAAACAAAGTTACGGGGTTTGATACGCGCAAACGACCGAAGGCATCAGTATTTGTGCCATCAAAAGCGACATAAACAGGGTTGTTAGTTGATGATCCATAGGGAGGGTAAACGGTAATCGTCATAACGTTGCCCCGCCTGAAATTTTGATGGTCACATTACCAGAAGCGGAAGACGCCTGTATTGTACTGCCTGTCGATAAAGCCGTGCTGCCTGTCCATTGCACGGTAGTGTTTCCATTGATAGGCGCATTGTAAAATAATGCGTTTGATGCGCCAGCAGTGCCGCCAGATGGTACAAGATAAATGCTAAATGACGAAGCCGTTGCTGACGCATTGCAAATCTCAATATCAGTCAACGTGAATTGCTGTGCTGCGGGTACAGTGTAAATTATGCCAATGGTTGATCCTGCAGGCCCCGCTGGCTGCGGACCTCCACGATAAACAGCAGAGATCGCGCTAATATTTTGCGCGAGGTTGTTGATGGCAACAACCCCGTTTTTCTGAGTGGTTAAGATATCGTCTAAACTTGCCATCAGAAGCGCCCATCTGGTTGGAAACGATATCGAATGCCGCCAAGACGCCAAAACGTGCCAACGTCGTCAGACGATATAGTGATCTGCATAAGGCGCGCTCGTATGCGGACAGATAGATATTGCGTCTGCTGCGTCATCTGATACGGGCCATATACGATCGGCGTATCGCCGGGGTAATTTGTTGCATTGAACGTGATATTAACCGTGGCATTGGGGTTTCCGCTATAGGTTCCCCACTTCATGTCAGGCCAAATTTGGTCAACAAACACAAGATTATCAGCGCCTTGATCAAGAGCGAAGAAACCGCTTCCTGCATTTGACTGCATGGCCGTAGCTTGATTGCCGACATATGCGTCATTGCCGATTTCGTGTTGATAGAGCCAGTTATCGCCGCCTGCGCCGATCGGCGGCCCAAGCACAGACTGATCAATCCATGCCGTACGGCCGAGCGTGCCATAGTCCCAGCACTGCATAACAATGTTGTATTTGACGTAGCTGTCGTTCTCACCGTTGCCATTTGCAGACGGATAAAACCACATAACTTCGTTGAATTGAGAATTGACTGCACAACAAATCCGATTTGTGTAGGGCAAACCATTGCCATCAACACCGCTCTTAAGGTTTTGGAATACGGAATCCCATACGGTGCAGGGGATCGATTGCGGACCAGCGCCCATGCTCATAAAGAATTGCTTTTGAGACATCCAATAGACAGCGCCATTGAGCGTGCCGACGCAGTGCTGAGAGATTGCGCCGCAATTCGTGCCGATTTTGTTGAACCCATACACGAACGGGGGACCAACATATTGCATCGCCCAGAGGTCAAGATCGGTCCAGAGCAAGCCCTGCTGCGGACCCTGAATGCCTGCAACGATCTTTGAGCCTGTCGGGATGCGGTACGAGCCAGCCTGATTCGTGGCGGTCGCTTCCCATTGCGTAAAGTCTTCGATGTCACACCAACGCACAAGAAGGGGATCTGGCGCGAGCGTGAACGAAGAGCCATAAGCTACGATCTGCCGCTCTGGCATCGCAACAAACACGCCAGCATTCACAAGCGGAGAGTTGCCACCAACGATCTGGGCGTTCTGCAATTGCCCGTCTGGCTGCCAGAAATAGATCGCGCCGCCTGCAGGGCAGGCAATCAGATCCTGACCGAAGTTATCGAGCGTCCAATCGGTTGCCGTGATAGCGGTCCCCGGCACAGACGGCTGCGCCGTACCAGAACCGAACCCACCAGCGCCAAAGCCACCAACGCCAAAACCCGTGCTTGCAGGCTGCGGACCGATCGCGATGTAAAAGAGGCTTTCGATATTTCCGCCATTGATCGCGGTCGGACCAGCGGTCGATGTCGCTGTGTTTTGCGCTGCAAATGTAAATGTGTTTGCAGTAGGCGTGGTCAATATTGTGTATAGACCATCAAGGGTGACGCCACCGACAGTCGTTGCAGCTGACACAAAGATTTGATCGCCGACTGAATAACCATGATTATTGAACGTGCAGGTGATAATATTTGAGCCGCTTGTAGTAGAAAACCTATAAGACGCTCCACCGCTTGCCACGGTGCTTGTAGCATTGCTTGATGCTTGAATAGTGTAAGTCGTACTTGCGGCTGTATAAAGTTGATAGGGGCCTGTAAGGACAAGGCCGCCAACTGAAACAGGCGTTTCAAACACAACATAATCAAGAATAGATGCGACAATATTTGTATCGACAATTGTGACAATATTTGAGCCAGATGTCGTTGAGAAATTTGGCGCTGTGTTTGTCGTTGTCGTTTGTGGCGTGATGTTGATCAACGTGCCATTGGTCAAGACGTTGAGAGAAGATTCAGCGCCGATCGCAAGATGGTTTTCAGCATTCAAATCTGCCCAACCCTTGAGAGCGCGGATCTTGGAAGACAATGCAGAACCAAAATAATTGACCCAACCGCCCATCTTTTGGATAAGACCGAGGCCGTCACGCTCGTAAAGAAAGCGGATCAGGTTAGAGCTAGAATATTCCGTGTTGTCGTTCAGGTTCGTGGTTGATGTGGTATCAACACCCGGCCGCAACTTGATCATATTATGAGGCATTCAGATTACCTCGTCGGAGCGGCAAACGGAGAAGGCGAATAAGATGTCCAAGCAGCGGACTGAAATTTCTTGCGGTTCTCTTCAACCATCGCGCTCTTAAGAAGGCCCTGATATTGGCTCTCATAGGTTTGAGCCATGGCGGGATCGTCATTAATGCGGCCGAAGTTGCGCTGATAGGCGGAGATATAAATCATCGATGCCATGATGAAGAGATCAGGCAAATAGGTCGAAATGAATGTGGTCGTGTTTGTAGCCGAAAGCGGTTGTGAACGGATGGTACCTGTCAGGCGAGTAGCGTAACCACTATCTGGAGTTGGGCCGACAAGAATGTTTTGCGACGTCAAACCAGCGGTTGCACTGTCGCCGCCATAGACGGCAAAATACTTTGGCAAACCTGTTGTTGACCCTGTCGGGTAGACATTTTGGATATATTCTTTTCCAACAGATAGAAGAGGGCTAGAAGCGCCAGATCCGTTGATGACTTCGATCGTCTGCAAAACAACAAAACCAGTGGACGGAATCGTCAGCACATTATTGCCAGACGTGAAAGTGTAAGATGTATTGCTTGTTTGCGTCGATAAGAAATCCAGATCGCGCTGCATCCGCAGCTCGGCATAGTCGATCATGGATGGGATGATGATCGTGAAATTGGGATCTGTGACGGGAACGACCGCCAAAGTCGCGATTTGCTGGACGTAGGACGAGTAATTAAGGGACATCTGTTACCCCACCATCTTAAAGGCTGTTTCCTCAACCTCGGAAACCCGACGCCCCCAGCCGCGTCCGAATGTAGCCCAAGTCGGCAGACTTTGCAAAAAGTTAAGCCTTAGATCGCATATTTCCGTCGCCAGATCTCGAGCGTTTGCCTTCGCAACAGCATCCAAAGTGGCTGGGCCGATTGCGCCGTCCGCACTAACACCCACTGCTTGTTGTAAGATCTTGGCCGCACGCCCCACCCCTGAGTTCACCGCAAGGTCAAAACACGCATAATCAACTCCCAACGGAAGCTGATCGCCCTTTATTTTGTCCCAATAGTTCTTTTTGTAAAGCGGCGCGACGGCCTGAACGGTCAAAGCCCGCATTGCCGCCTCGTCAACGGGATGCCCTATCCACTCTTCCCATACCTTCTTGGTCACGCCCAGATTGGTCATGCCTCCGGGGTCTTTAGGATTATTTACATAACCGCCTTCGTGTTTGAGAACGAGGGCGAGGCATTGTTCGAAATTATCTGCGCTCATTGACTGTCACTGTGTTTATGGGCTGAACCAAAATAATAAGAAAGCACAAGCATCAGAGCGCCGTCTAGCGTTCCCAAGACACGTGCAATCAATTCACGCATAGATGCTTCAATCACATTATGTAACATGAACCATTGGACTGTCCCCCACGCTACGACGACGATAACCGCCAAGATTCGGGGTGTGAGGTCATGGGTCAGTATGGCATAATTACGCGCGGAATCACGGTCACTGGCGGCGATGCGCTCCAAATCAATGTCTAAAGACTTCATCTGAACCTTGAAGTCCGCATCAATTTTCTTCAGCGCCGCCAACTGGTCAGCCGTGGGATTGGCAAGAGCGTTTTTAATTTCATCTTCTGTGGCTTCATCGTGACCGAACAAGGCACCAGACAGCGCCTTTACCGCCATGCCTGCCACTGGGCCGCCAAGGGCAGTCGCAATTGTCGGCGCTACGGAACCAATCAGCGGTCCAAACGTTTTCAAAATATCCATCACTTGCCCTCCGTAACTTTTTCAAGGATGCGAACGCGCACAGACAATTCATTAATCTTGCCTGTTAACTCGTCCCTCAGTTTGTATCGCGCTTCTGCTGAGATAGGACTGTCAGTCGGGACGCCCTGTGGCGTGATCAACATAGGCATCTTACTCTCAAGGTCTTGCACCTTCATAGTAAGGGTACTGATTTGAGTTAAAAGCCAACCAATCGCCGCCAGAAGGACGGGGAACAGCATGTTGATGATTTTGCTGAAATCAAAATGATCCATCAATGCGCTCCTCTTAATACAAGAAATAACCCAATTCCGCCCATCGCAAGGATCAGCCCCCCAACAATACTTGCAACAAAAATTGCATCTTTCACGGCCTCCGCATGCTCCTCTGCCTCAATGCGCGCCTGACGAGCCGCCTCTTTTCGCATTTCAGTTACTTGTTTTTGAATATGGTCCCAAGCATGTTTTCCATGAATGGAGATAAACATATTCTTGGCATCAAGCGCCATTTGATTAGCTTTGGCCTTGGCACTGTAACGCTTCATTGCCTCAGCTTCAAAATCTTCGGTTGATTGGAACAACCGTTTTTTATGAGGCATTGAGACAATTTGCGTTATTTTGGCAACCTCAGACATAAGGCTACCAACGCGCCGTGCTGTATCAACTACATCCTCACCCGCGCTGACGGCTGATTTCAAACCATTATAAATCGCCGTAGCACCAGCAAGAATCGTAAACGGGTCCATATTTATTCCATATTTTTTTCTGCATTATCAATTGACGACATTGTTATTGCTTGATTTGCCGCCGCAATTTGCACTTCAGCCTGATTTTTTATCAACATCCATACATTAACAGATGTCTCTAATGGCAATTTTCCCAATCCATTGAGGATAACTTGAGCATCCGATACCTTAATCTTCAGATTAATTTCTAAATTTTCCATGTTCACTTCCCTTAGAACGGTGGATTTTGCGGTTGTATAATAGGTTGAGACAAAGCAACAATTTGTCTTCCTATTTCTGTTTCAACACCTGTCATGCTGATCTCTTGAGAAACCCATTCATATGCCATTTCTTGGGTAATATCAGCATATGGTATGAATTGAGCGGGATTTGGCGTTCCAAGTTTAACTGTGCCTGAAGATGATGACGTAACGATCCCATCCGTACCTGTGCAAATCCAATTGATCCCAATGACGACGTTTTGTAACGCGCCTTCTTGCGGGTTCACGATGAATTGCGGAAAGGTCCAAGTGAAAGTTGCCATCTTATAAGTTTCCCGTATTTGTTGACGGGAAAGCACGACCTTTACCCCAAATTATACGAACAGCACCTACTGCGCCGTTACCGGGTCCGGGGCCGTTGTTACCGCCGCCACCGCCATAAGCGCCACCATCACCTGTCTGATTGTTCTGCCCGCCACCGCCGTTGGCACCGCCAGAACCACCATATCCACCAAAAGCACCTGTTGCATGGCCCGCGCCGCTTGCACCCTCGCCAAGCAAACCTACACCACCACCGCCAGAGCCGCCGTTGTTATTTGTACCGCCGTCGTAGCCACCCGCGCCACCGCCGCCACCTACGCCGCTTCCAACGTTGGCATCGCCACCTTGACCAGAATCACCACCTGCACCGCCGCCACCGTAGGAACCATTACCACCGCGTCCGCCGCCATCGCCAACGTAATTACCGCCCGTGTTGCCATTAGCGCCGAGACCCGCGACAGTACTTGTATTGATGAAGTAGCTGTTGCCCGCCTGTCCCGAATTTGTGGGCGCTCCTACGAC